CGACAAAACAAAAACCATAAAATCAGACTCAGAATTGATTGTTGGTACAAAAACAGTAATGCAAAATTACTGCAATATAAACTTGAATCAATTCAACAGCTATTTTAGATATTCAGGTCTTGAGACTGCAATTGATGCATATGATAAAGCCATTATTTCAAATGAGGTTGAAGCGTTTGTTGCTAAGAAGTTTAGACCAAGTCTGACACAAACCAACAACTATGTTTTGGATTTTGGACTAGAGTTAGCACGTGGAACAACCGATGACAATTTCTATTCCTCACCCGACTTCACTTTATTAGATGAAACGGACGTACAGAGACAGTGTTTCTTTGAGGAAGTGCCATCATCTTTCTCAGGACTAGAATCAATCACAATTACGAACACGGGTTTTGGATACACATCAACACCAACAGTAACAATTATTGGTGATGGCACAGGAGCCAAAGCTGTTGCGGTTGTCGTGAACGGTAAAGTTACTGAGATTAATGTTACGAATCCTGGTATAGGATACACATCCGTTGCTGTTCAAATAATAGGTGGGGGCGGAAGATTAGCATCAGGACTAGGTGTTTTACAGGGTAGATATGGTCAAGTGAGAATTGCTTACTATAGAACAGATGCAACAAGTAGTCAGAGCACCAAAATTGTGCTAAATGCTAACAGAAACAATGGCGTTGTTGGCACAATCGACTATCAGTTAGGTAAAATAGCAATTGAGGCATTTAATCCTATTGCTGTGAACAATAGTTTTGGCGACATTATGGTACACATTAGACCAGGAATAAAGATCATCCAATCTAAGCTAGATAAGATGTTGGTCCTGGATGCGGATGATCCAACAAGTATTACAGTCAAAACTGTCGCGATATAACAATGACAAACGTAAAAACATCAACAATTGTCGGAACACAATTACCCGACTTTGTTAGAAATGACTATCCTGTATTCGTAACATTCCTTGAGAAATATTATGAATGGTTGGAGACACAGCAAAATGTTTCTAGTGGTATAAATCAACTTCAACTATCTAAAGACATTGATGAAGCGAATGAGTACTATCTAGATAAGTTAAAAAATGATTTGTTGCCATATTTTCCACAAGAAGTAGTCTCAGATAAAAGACTGTTTCTGAAGTTGGTCACGCAATTTTATAAGTCAAGTGGTACACAAGACTCTATAAAATTTTTGTTCAGAGCCTTGTTCAACGAAAACATTGACATTTATTATCCCAAAGATGAAATTTTAATTGCATCTGATGGTAAATGGGTTCTTCCGCTGGCGCTGCGTGTAGACACAAACGACTTGAATATTTTCAACATAGAAAATACTCTGATTGTTGGACAAACATCTAAAGCCACCGCGATTGTTGAAAAAGTCACACAGTCTGTTGATAGACAGTTGGGTATCACATACATTGAGTTGTATGTGTCAAACGTCAAAAGATTATTTGATACGGGCGAAACTATAGTTGCAAACTATATCGATCCAATAACAAATTTAAATGTTACGGTTAATTCTAGACTCATTGGATCACTATCTGAAATAAAAATTGATCCTAGATTCCGTGGCGCATTTTATACCGGCGGCACATTTACGTCAGCGGGATTTGTTGAGGGTGATCCTGTAACTATTGTTGGTGGTTTGAATCCGACGGCAAATAATCCGGTTGGCGCGATTGCATATGTTGGAGAAACAACAAGCGGCGGCGTAGAAAATCTTTTTATCACAGATGGTGGATTTGGATTTAGAAATCCTTCGGATGATTTATTTGCTGATACACCAACATCAATTGTGGATTTTAAAGGTGGTTTTGTAGATGCACCATCTCTTGACCAAGAAGCAAAAGCAACTATAAGTTTAGTAGACACAGCAAATACGCGAAATGTCAACGTGTCAACGATGACAGTAACATTGTTGCATGGATCGACAGCAACCATAGCACAGATAGAAGCATCCACTGTTCGAAATGTGTCCACATATTCTGAATTTTCTGTTCATCCAATATCATTTCTGTTATTGGATACTGGTGGAGGCGGATATAGACAGAGACCAACAGTCAAAACATATAGTTTGTATAATGAAGATTTTACAGACACACTATTGATTTCTTCCGCAATTGCACTAAAGGGTGCTAGAACCATAGTTGATAACACACCAGGTCAAGATTTTACGGCAGATGTTGAGCGTGGTGATTATGTTCGACTTTTTGTGGAAAATAAGTTTGAGGAAGTACTAGAGTTATCTGACGTTACCGCAAACACATTATTTTTTAATGAAACATTTCCTGTGGATATTGGATTTGGTGGTGCGCAAGGAATTCTGGAAGTATATAAGATCAATAGAAATGATCTCTATAAAATAGGATCATTGGGCAGAATACAAGTTGTCAATGGTGGCACAGGCTATCAGAATGGTGACAGTATCATATTTACCGGCGGTTCCGGATATGGCGCAAATGGTTATGTAAATGTTTCTGCAGGAATAATAACATCCGCAACAATAAATGCTCATTCAAATGGCGCATATGTTATAGGTGGTGAAGGATATACGAATGAGAGTCTTCCCACACTTTCCGTACAATCAACATCAGGTCAAAACGCGGTTTTGGTGGTATCCGAGGTAACTGGCTCAGGTGATGAGTATCAGTTGTCCACGTCAAGAATTGGCGCAATTACTACACTGAAGATCACTAGCTTTGGATACGATTATGTTTCCGCACCAATAATCTCACTGAGAAATGCTGATTTGTTACTATCAAATGTGACTGAAGGCCAACTGTTTGTTTCGAACACAGTTGTATATCAAGGAACGTCAAACACAAACTTCACGTTCAGGGCGTTTGTTGACAATTATGATGATGCAACGTTAACACTCAGAATTTTCAACTACATCGGAACACTAAATCGCGATATAATTATCAAGTATGATTCTGAGTCTGCAATTGCAGCAGTTACCGCAAACGTGGTAACATCCGTGTTTTATGGTGATGGTAATGCAAGAGCAACAGCTAAATTTGAAAATGGTCTAATCAGATATCCAGGTATTTACTTGAATACGGACGGTCAACCAAGTGCAGATAAGAGACTTCAGGATGGCATCAAATACCATAATTTCTCTTACGTGATCAAGTCATCAACAGACTATGCCAAATTTAAGAAGCCGTTGAATGATATTGTTCATCCATTGGGTACAAAAACATTTACATATAGAATGGATGATAATAATGAGAACATCACTATAGCCAATACACTAAGCTATGTGACAATTGATGACTTGCCAAACACATACAATGTGATGTTCAATACTACAAAAATTATCAGCACAAGTGCAACAGCTAATTTAGTATCTATCGTCAACGTTGGTGATGTTATTATTGTTGATTCCGTTCGTAGAGAAATATCAAACACAGTAAATGTGGTGTCCGGCTCCAATGTCATGTTTGGAAATGCAAACAGCGTAAACTTCATCAACGACCTACAAGACGGCGATACGATACTTTTGTCCACAGGTAATACAGCCACTGTTAGAGAAGTTGTCAACGTTTCACATGCCATTCTATCAACAACAATAAATGTAACATCAACAACAGCTACGATAAATGTGATTTATCCTGAAGTTGTTAGAGTCAACACAGTAAATGCAAACACAATTTTTACGACAACACAAATACGCGGCAACGGAAATAATTTGCTTGCTAGAATAGAAAAAGTGAGATAAATAGAACTATGTCATCACTAATTACCAAAAATTTTAGAACGCTACTGGCCAAGCAACTGTTCAACTTGTTGGATATCGCAGCAAATTCATATCTGCCAGCTACCAGAAAATCATACGTATATGCATTTATAGGCAAGCAATTGCGCTGGAATGATGGAACTGAGGTTCCTGCAGTTCCTGGAGAATCAATCACAGATATCAATGATTACTATAAGAAAGGTATCCTAGCTAAACAAATTTCAATTGAGAATGCATCTTTTGTTGTTGATAGAAACGACTGGACAGCCAACACAATTTACAATACATATGAAGCAAACACTAACTTTTATGTGTTGAATTCAAAAGATCAAGTGTTCAAGTGCTTAGCCAATACAGCTAATGTTGCATCAACAAATGAACCAGAACTAACACTATCCACCACATCACTAGAGGAACCTTTTATTTCAACTGGTGATGGATATAAGTGGAAGTACATGTATACATTAACTTCAACACAAAAACAAAAATATCTGTCTGACGACTGGATGCCAGTATCAACAAATAGATTCGTTACGGCCGCTGCCGAAGCTGGATCAATTGATATTGTCTCAGTTACCAATGCTGGAAACAACTATACGGATGGAACAACGCAAGCTATTATTTCAGTGGATGGCGATGGTGTAAATGCTGTGCTGAGAGCTAATGTATCTGGCGGACAAATACAGGATGTTGTTATACAAAATAGAGGCAATTTTTACACTTATGCCGATCTAACATTTACTGATGTTGCTGGTGGAACAGGTGCTGGAGCAAGTGCAGTTGTATCTATCGCTCCTAGAGATGGCCATGGATTTGATCCAGAGTCTGAGTTGAACGCAACAACATTAATGTTCAATGTGGAATTTGAAGAAAATGAAGCTGGTGTTCTTCCCACGGACAATGATTTCCGTGAGATTGTTTTGATACAGAATCCTACAACATCAGCAGGCTCACAAGCAACCGGCAGCGTGTATACATTATATAAAAATATCAAAGTTTCACCTGGTGTAGGAGACTACACAGCGGATGAAGTTGTATTTCAGGGTTCAACTTTTGGCGAAGCAACTTTCACTGCGGATGTCATATCTTTTGATATTGTGGAAAACAAACTTTTTGTAAACAACGCTAGAGGAACACTGGCCACAAACTCAGCGATCAAAGGATTCAATAGTGGCGCAATCCGAATCGTCAACAATGTGACGGAGCCGACAATGCAATTATACTCTGGAAAAATATTATACATATCAGATAAATTACCAATCACGAGAGATCCCTCACAGACGGAAAGAATCCGTTTCATACTGAGTTTCTAACGAGGAATAAATGACAACTCTATTCAATTACGATCCATATTATGATGACTTTGATGAAGATAAAAACTTCATGCGCGTTCTTTTCCGTCCAGGTTATTCTGTTCAGGCAAGAGAGCTGACTCAGCTACAAACAATTCTTTCAAACCAAATTGAAAAATTTGGTAACCACATTTTCAAAAGTGGTAGCCCAATAACCGGTGGAAAAATTTCAATTGATAGAAAAGCAAACTACATTGTTTTACAAACACAGTATAGTGGCATCGATATCGACCCAAACGAATTTTTGAACAAAACAATTGTAAGTTTTGATAATAGTAAGTTTGTTAGAGCTAGGGTTATTGCACTAGACAATACAACAACCAATCCTATATTGATTATTAAATATTTGAGTGGTGATCGGTTTGCTGATGGCGAAAGCCTGCGTGTGTTCGGTCAAAACATTTTTGCCACACTAAGTGCCGCAAACGCTGTTGGTGGTTCAATTGTCGCAAGCATACAAGACGGAATATACTATTTCAAGGGTCAATTCGTCAAAGTTGTTCCACAATTCTTGGTGTTGGAAACATTTTACAGAATTGGTGAAAATCAGTCATCTGTCAACATAAAGCCATCATACAAGATTGGTATTGAGTTTGATGATAATATTCTGGATGAGATTGACGATACATCATTATTGGATCCAGCACAGGGTGCATTCAACTATCAAGCACCTGGCGCAAACCGTTTTCAAGTCGCAACATCTCTCGCGAAAAGAACAATAGATTCCGCAGATACATCAACATTTTTTGAAATTATTCGTCTAGTTGATGATGTGAAGACAAAAGAGATTGACTATCCAATATACAGTGAAATTGAAAAGCTGTTGGCACGTAGAACATACGATGAATCTGGAAACTATACTATTGATCCATTTGTGATTTCATTGGAAGAGGGTGATTCAGCTAACGGCAAGTTCAACGTGATTTTGGATCCAGGTAAAGCATACGTTGGTGGATATGAATTTCAAACGATATCACCAACAACAATTGAAATTCCTCGCGCTAGAGAGACTTCTTCAGTAACAGACTATGATATTTCAACAAACTACG